AGGACAACCCGGGCGCGCTGTTCCACCGGACCAACATCGACCTGACGCGCTGCGACGGCGAGCTGTTCTGGAAGGTGCTGTTCGCGAAGCTGATCCGCATCGTCGGCGCGATCGACCCCGCCGTGACCTCGAACGAGGACAGCGACGAGACGGGCATCATCTTCGCGGGCATGCTGCGCTGGGAAGATGTGCCGCAAAAGTTTAAAGAGCTCTGCAAGCACGAGACCCCGCACTTCTTCACCTTCGACGACCGCTCCGACATCTACACGCCGGACGGCTGGGCTCGCGCGGCACTGGCGGGATACAAACAGTTTAAAGCGGATCGGTTGGTTGGCGAGACGAACAACGGCGGCGAGATGATCGAGTCGACGCTGCGCCACCAGGATCAGAACGTTTCTTACATCGCGATCCACGCCAGTCGTGGAAAACAGACGCGCGCCGAACCGATCAGCGCGCTGTACGAGCAGTGCCGCGTTCACCACGTGGGATCCTTGGGAACGCTGGAAGATCAGATGTGCGACTGGGATCCGGCCGTCTCCGTTGACAGCCCCGACCGCCTCGACGCGAACGTCTGGGCGCTCACCGAGCTTAGCGAGCACTCGCGCGAGCTGGGGCTCGTCAACTTCTTGAAAAAGCCTGACGGGGCTGCCTCCACCCTGGAGCAGCTCAACGATCAGAAGAGCGTTCCTGCCTCGGCGGTCGTCGCCGAGATGCTGAAGGGAACCACCTCATCGCTTTCTTGTCCGAACTGTCAGTCTGCGCTCGTGAGTAAAATCGCGGGAGGCCAAAACCGTTGCCAGCAGTGCGGTCATCAGTTCTGGACCAACGGCGGCGCTCCTGAGATTCCACACATGACGCGGGCTTACGTTGAGGGCTTGAGAGAGCGATAGAAAAATGAATCAATCATCAATGTTTCGCTGCACCAACCGAGACTGTGCTTGCGTGAGTTCAATCTCGGAGGTCGGTCACCGCGACGAGATGTGGAACGAAGAGCACGATCTCGTTCTCGTTGATCGCGTCGTCAAGAAGGGCGACATCAGGCCGGTTCCGATTTGCCCGCGCTGCGGCAGTGAAGTTGCGGAAGAAGCGCGGTAGGAGAAGCAGATGCCGATTGTTGAAATTATCATCATCTTGCTCGTGATCGGTGTGGCTGTTTGGGCGATCAACCAATACCTTGCGGCGTACATCGCCGCACCGTTCTTGAAGCTGATCAACATCGTCGCGATCGTGGGCACGATCATCTGGTTGGTGATGCTGTTGCTCGGTGCGTTTGGCGTCAACGTTTGGCATTATCGTCTTGGTCGGTGAAGCAAGTCTTCCCGCTCCACTCGGGAAGAAAGGGTCGGAACTTCTAGCTAGGCGGCGCGCTATGGAACAGGTGAAACTACACTTGAGCCCAATGGGGAATCGTTTGTCACCGCTGTTCGCGGCGCGCTCCCTAGCTAGAAGTCTGTGTAGGCTTGATGACCTCGGGCCTATCATGGGGAGCTCGCAAGGCCTGACAAGCGCCAGAGTGTACGGGGACAACTGGTGGGCTCTCCATTACAAAAGGATGGGATCGTGATCTGGTACTGGCTCGACCAACTGCTGCGCAAGATCATCTGGCTCTTCAAGCGGCCGGCACCCGTGGCCTTGGCGAGAATCAATCCGAACGCTAAGTGCCCGGGTTGCGGGGCGGAGAACGGCACGCTGCGGGCGGTGAATGTTTTCGACGGCCGGGTCTTGACCCCGAAGATTCAACACCGGTGCAACGTCTGCGGGGCTCGCGTCTTCGAGGACACGGTGATGAAGACGACCACTGAGGTGCTGCTGCCAGCGGACGGTGTTGAAGCTGTCGGGCGGGAGACGGTGCAATGAGCAAGGCGAAGATGGTGCAGCTTGAAAATGACCTCATCAGCTTGTGGGAAAAGTACAGCTGCAAGCCGACCTACATGCAGATGTCGCTAGGAAATTATCGCAAGCACATCGCCCCGCGCGAAGATCTGCAAGATTACGCGGTTGAATTTTTGAAGGTGTGTGACGAGAATAAAATTCCTGATGAAGCTGTCGTCGTGATCACGCCGGGCAGGCTCGCGCTGCTCGTGGATGATCAAGACCGTTTGCTTTCGTTTCGGTAAATTATGGCGTCCTCTTCGCAGAACATCGTCATCAAGCCGATCGGCAACCTGGTTGCGGCGCTGCAGCAGTACGGGCAGGACCTTTACAAGCCGCCCCCGGACACGATCCGCGGCATCGAGCCCGGCAAGTGGCCATCGCCTTACCAACCTATCAAGCCGATCGCGCCTGACGGCACGCAACCGCTGGCCTTCCAGTTTTGGGAGTCGCAGAACCTAACCTGGACGCCGCGGCCTGACGCGGAGTACACGGCGCAGGATCTGAAGGCGTTCGCCACCTACCCGCTGGCGCGCATCTGCATCGAGAACGTGAAAGACGCGCTGGCTAAGGCCAGCTGGGAGATCCAACCCAAGCTGCAGCTGGGCGAGAACCGCAAGCAAGCGATGAAGCGCGCCAAGGGCGACCCGAACATCCTCAAGTTGTCGCGCTTCTTCGAGTACCCTGACCGCGAGCACAGCTGGTCGGAGTGGGTGCGGCCGCTGCTCGACGACCTGCTGGTCATCGACGCGCCCGCGGTGCTGGTGCGCAAGACCTACAGCGGCGTTCTCGCGGAGCTGCGCGTCATGCGCGGCGAGATGTTCAGCCGCTACATCGACGCCCAAGGCTTCACGCCCGCGGCTCCGGACCCCGCGTACGCGCAGAACTGGTGGGGCATCCCGCTCGTAAACCTCTCGATGGACGAGCTCGTCTACAAGCCGCGCAACATCGTCCCGCGCAACACCGTGTCCTCGCAGCTGTACGGCATGAGCCCCACGGAACAGCTCGCGCCTGAGATCGAGATTGGCATGCAGCGGCTCGCGTTCATCTTGGCCTACTACAAGTTTGGCTCCGTGCCCGACGTGCTCCAGGTCGTGCCTCCCGGTATCTCGCCGGAGCTGTTGAAGGAGACGATGCAGTGGATGAACTCGGACCTGGCCGGGAACTTGGCCAAGCGCCGGCAGATCCGCCTGATGCAAGGCTTCGCCCCGGACGGTAAGGATCAGATTCTGTTCCCGAAGGAGAAGTTGCTCTCGGACCCGTTTGACGAGATGCACATGAAGAAGATCGCCTTCGGTTACGGCACGAGCCCGCAGCGCTTGGCGAAGCAGGTCAACCGCGCGCAGTCGCAGCAGATGGACGAGTCGGCCGACGTCGAAGGCACGCTGCCGTACTTTATCTGGTTGAAGAGCGCGATGATCGACTGGATCATCAACCGCGTCTTCATGCTGCCTGACTATGAGATGATCTTCAACCCGTACTCCGAGCCTGACCCGGAGAAGCAGGGCAAGACGATCACGGGCTACGTCGACGACGGCCTTCTGACCCCGAACGAAGGCCGCGAGCGGATGGGCGAGGAGCCGGCGAACGATCCCGGTGCGGACGAGTTGGGGCTCAAGACGGGAACCGGCCGCGTGACCTTCGCGCAGTCTGATGAGGCGCACCAGCAGACGATGGAGACGCAGAGCGCCGCGGCTGAGGCGGCGAAGAACCCTCCTGAGGACAAGGGAGCGGCGAAGCCCGATGGCAAAGACAAGAAAGACGACAAGCCCAAGACAAACGGCAAAGATGACACCGCCAAGTGGGCCCACTGCGGAGTACATAAAATTTTTGTTGGGACTTGCGCGGGCTGCCGAGAAGCAGTTGTCAAAAGCTTCGTCAATGAAAAAGCTTATCGTGAAGCCGTCCAGAAAGCGTCGAGCGAAAAGTCGGCGAAGGTAATTCACCCGGGACGCTTGCACCCGCACTCGATCCTGGCGCGTCAAAAGGTTGACAAGATCCTGCGCGACCACTTCCGGACGATGAATCGCAAGACGACCAAGGAGCTGGCGAAACAGTTGGGCTTGGCGCACCGCCACATCCAGAAGAAGAAAGTTTTGCTCAAGGCCGCGGACGAGCAGGAGGCGCTGGACGCGATCCTGCGTTCGCTCAAGCAGGAGTTTCAGTCGATTCCTGACGAGGTGCTCGCGCCGCTGGCTGAGTCTGCCTTGGCGGGAGCGGCCAACGGCTCGCTGCAGCTGAACATCACCAGCGAGGACATGCTGGGTAAGATCAACGAGACGGCTCAGGCCTGGGCCAGCAAGCGGGCGGCGGAGCTCGTGGGCATGCGGCGCAACGAGGACGGCGAGCTGGTTCCCAACCCGAACGCCAAGTGGGCGATCACGGACACTACGCGGGACAAGCTACAGTCCATTATCGAGGATCTGTTCGGCGAGGAGACGGTCACGCTCGCCGACGTCGAGGAGCGGCTGCAGGAGGCGGGCATCTTCTCCGACACCCGCGCGACAATGATCGCGCGCACCGAGATCACCCGGGCTCAAGTGCAGGGCAACCTCGAGAGCTGGCGGCGCTCCGGCTTGGTCGACAAGGTGAATTGGCAGCTGAGCTCGCTGCACGACAAGGACGACGTCTGCACCGAGCTGGCCGACGGTTCGCCGTACGAGCTCGAGGACGTTCCCGACTTTCCCGCTCACCCGAACTGTGAGTGCACGATCGTGCTGTCGGAGATCGGAGGAGAGGAATGACCCTGCGCAAGCTGATCGCCGCCCCCGTGGGAAACGACTCCCCGGCTCTCGACCAGATCAATGGGGTGATGACACCGGCGATGGAGATCGACGATCAAACGGGAATCATCTACGTCGGCGGTAAGGCGCTGACCGGCGGGGGCACGGGCACTCCGGGCGACGGTAACGGGGCGGTTCAATTCAACGACAACGGAGCGTTCGGAGGCGACGCTAACAACCAGTGGAGTAAAACCACCAAGACGCAACAGATTATCGGACAGCTGTTGGTGATCAGCCCGGTTGGTGCGGGTCACTGGAGCGTCATCGGCACGGGCGCACCGAATAACTTCGTCTACGTCGGCAGCTTGGGTGACGGGGTGAACGGCGACAAGGTTCAGATCAAGGCCGCGAACAACCCGACCTCGTCCATCGACATTCTCTCGAACGGCGACCAATTTATTTCTAGCTCCAACGGTAAGCTCGGGCTCTTCGGTTCGAAGCTGCAGATGGGAATTGCCGGGGTCGCGGGATTGCCCTTGGAGTTTCAAGGAACCTCGAGCGGGTTGGCGCAGCTCGGGGTGGCTGACGCGGCGGGAACCCCAAATCGAATTAACTTGCCGCAGGTGACGGGAAGCTTGGGCATGTTCCTGAAGACCGACGGGGCGAACCCGCAACAGTTGGTCTGGGCTTACCTGGGCACGGGCTTGGCGGTTTTCGCCAACAACGCGGCGGCGATCTCTGGAGGGTTAGTGGCGGGACAGTTGTACCGTACCGGAGCGGATCCTGACGTAGTTTGCGTGGTGCACTGATATGGGACTGCGAAAGCTGATCATGGCGCCCGTGGGAAACAACTCCCCGGTCGTCGACCAGATTAACGGCATCATGACTCCCGCGATGGAGATCGACGACGAGACGGGGTTCATCTACGTGGGCGGACGAAAACTAGGCGGCGGCGGTGGCGGCGGGACTCCGGGCGGCGACAACACGCAGGTGCAGATCAACGGCGATGGAGTTTTTGCCGGCAGCCCGAGCTTCACGTTTGACCCGTCGACGCTCGAGCTGCGGATCGTGAGCGGCCCGGGCACGAGCAACTCAATCTCGCTGAACGGCGGCGGCGTCTCGCTGGTCATGGGCGAGGACGGAGCGGGCATCGTCTTCCAAGCCCCGGGCTGCGGCCTGAGCATGAACCAAGCGGCGGAGGCCTTTATCGCCGTCGGAGCGCTGTTCACCGCGCTCGGGATTGGGTTTGGGTCGACCGGGAAGGTCGCCATCGCCGGAGCGGCGGGGCAGCTGACCTTCTTCAACGACGACTACATCAACACGGGCGGCGCGACGAAGCAGACGGTGACGGGCTCGAAGGGCGGCAACGCGGCGCTCGCCAGCCTGATCGCGGCGTTCGCGGCGTACGGGTTAATAACGGACGGGACTTCGTAGGGGAGAAGTAGGGGCAGGGGAGAAAGAAAGGGTACCTGGGCTAATGTTTGTTGTAAAGGACGCAGTTCGAGAACCGCTGTACGCCATCGTGCCATACTTCAACCCGTGGCGCTGGAAGAGTCGCGAGAAGCACACGGAGCGCGCGATCAAGCACTTCATCGACTCGGGCGCCGTGGTCGTGTTGGTCGAAGTCGGGTTCAACCGTCGCGAGCTGACCTTCGCGGATTCGGGCCTGCACGACGCTCCGGCCAACTGCAACGTTCACGGCGAAGGAAAGTTCCGCCACCAGTACATCGGCCTGCACTCGAAGGACGAGCTGTGGCTGAAGGAGAACGCGATCAACGTCGCGGCTAGCCGCTTGCCGTACGACTGGCAGCAGATGTGCTGGCTGGACTCGGACGTGCACTTCTTGCGGCCGAACTGGGTGGGCGAGTGCATCCACAAGCTGCAGCACTTTGGCTTCCTACAGATGTTCAGCCACGCCCGTGACTTGGGCCCGAACTACGAGATGCTGTCCCAAGACTACCCGCACTCGGACGGCTCGAGCTTCGTTCAAGCCTGGAAGGACGGGCGGCTCGACCCGCTGGTGCGTGAAGACCTCGACGAGGTCAAGAGGGACCTGAAGAAGCTGAAAAAGTCTGTTGCCAAGCTCGAACAAGATCTTCTCAAATCTTACTACCCGTCGCGCATCTGGCCTGGACTAGCTTGGGCCTGCACGCGCTGGGCGTGGGAGTCGGTCGGCGGTTTGATTGACTTTGCGATTTGGGGAGGTGGTGATTGGCACATGAGCCACGCGCTGATCGAAAAAGAAGAAGGCATGATGCTGCCCGGCCTGCACCGAAACTACCGCAAGCTTGTGGACCAGTGGGCTTGGAGGTGCAAGACCGAGATCCGCAAGAATGTTGGTGTCATGGAAGGCTCGATCACGCACCACTGGCACGGACGCAAAGTCGAACGCGGCTACAACGCAAAACATCTGTTGCTGGCGCGCCTTGGTTTTGACCCGCCGCGCCACTTGAAGAAAGACCACCAGGGTTTGTACCAGCTTCATGATGATGGCAGCGACACGTACACGAAGATGCGTGATTCGATGCGGGTCATCGCGAAGGAGCGCAACGAAGATTCGATCGACACCTGAGGAGAACTGAGATGAGCTTGAACCTGAACCCGCTGGGATTGAACAGCTACGCGCCATCCAACTACGTGCAGCCGGACTACCGCACCCCGTCACTGATCAGCGCCGTGGCCTCGCCCGTCGGTGCCGACGAGCTCAGCCTGCCGAACCCGATTCCCGCGTACGCACAGCCGGGAACCAGCTTTTTCATTGCGTCGAATCCTGCTAAGCCGCTAGGAAGCTAAGAGGAGATTAAGTTGAAAAAGAAACTCGCAAGTTGGCTCGCTCCGCTGCTCCTGCTGCTGGGGGTTGCCGTTGTCGGGCAGAACGTTCAGACGCAGACGCAGACGATCACCGTCTCGGGCCAGACCATCACGGTGAACAACAACCACGGCGCGCTGAAGGGCAGCTTCGTCTACGCGATCTTCGGAGCGCCGTCGACGATGTCGCTGATTATTCAGGGCTGCATCGCGAATCCGTTTTCTTGCACCACGCTCGACACGTACACGTCCACGCAGAACACGACGCGGCAGATCAACGTAACGACGCCCTACAGCTACTTCACGGTGCAGGGCTCTTGGACGGGCGGCGCGCCCGCTCCGGCGACCTACGTGACCGTCACCAGCTCGCTGCAGCTCGGCGGGAGCTCAGGCGGCGGCCTGGGCAACGTCACGGTGATCGGAAACCCTACGGGAACCGGGCAAGTTCCGACGACGACGTCAACGACGACGGCGACTTGGCAAACACCGGCGGGCGGGGGAAACGTCAACGGCACGGGCCTGACGGCCAACAACGTGATGGCTGGCAACGGCACGTCGAACATCAAGGACTCGGGCATCGCCACCTCGGCGCTGGGACTAACCTCGAACCCGCTTTCGCAGTTCGCTGCTACTACCTCGTCGCAGCTGGCGTCGATCATCAGCGACGAGACGGGGTCGGGCGCAGCCGTGTTTGCCACCAGCCCAACGTTGGTTACGCCAAACTTGGGAACTCCGTCGGCCGCGGTCTTGACCAACGCGACGGGCTTGCCGCTGTCCACGGGCGTGACGGGCACGCTGCCGAGCTCAGCGCTGAGCTTGAGCGACCGCTTGGTGTCGGGAACCTCTGACACGATCTTGGCGGCTGACCGCTCGAACCGCGTCGCCTACTCCAACGCTAGCCCGATCGCGGTGACCTTGCCGCAGGCTGGCTCGACCAACTTTACTAATTTCTACACGCGGATCTCGAACCAGGGCGTCGGTCAGGTGACGGTCACGCCGACGACCTCGACGATCAACGGCGCCGCCTCGGTGCTCCTGAACCAGGGTGAGTTCTGCTTCATCACCGTGGACAGCGCCGGAACCAACTATGCGGCCGACTGCACCGAGTCGCAGATCACCTGGGGAGCCAACCTGACCCCGACCCGGTCGGCCCACGGCCTGCAGGTCGACGTGACCGGGCTCGCGCCCGCGCCCGCGGACACCGCGGCGACGCCGCACTTGTTCTTCAACCAGTACACGCAGGTGTCGGGCGTCATCGGCGCGGTGCAGCCAGTG